CACATTGAATTGATATTCCGTTTCATAGTTGGTGGTAGTCAACTTCTCTATGGTCTTGTCAAGGTCGTCTTTCTGCTTTGGTGGTAAGTTGGTGTAGAATTCTGCCATTATAGTCCTGCCTTCTCTGTTACTATCTGAACATCTTGTGTTCCTCTTTCAATTTTTACGTATCCTTCTGTGACCAGTTTCCTTATGTCTGTTATGGCCTTATTAGTGTATACGTTCTTCACGGTATCAGAAGATCCCGCATACGCTATGTCGGACTCTGCCACAGTCAGCCCTGTACGTGAACCTATGTCCTTGTAGTATATGCTTGATGCTATCTGATCTTTGATCAATTCATTGTTTGACACAATATTAAATGACTCATCTGCAGATAGGAAGTTGATCGTGTCCTGCACGGGATTAGAAATAACGGTGTTGTTCAGTTTCGTTTTGTTGTCACTGGTTCCTCTGGGTGATGCTATGATGGCTCCTGCCGCCACGACCGCACCAACAGAGAATCGAGCAATTGGATTGGTTAACGATCCTGCCTGTTTGCCTATGTCCAGTATACCCCCCTTGGCTATACCTTTCAATTCTTCCTTGACGTCTTTCTTTTTTATCTTCTTGGCATTGTTGTACGTGTTAGACGCACCCAGTATCGCACCCAGTATGTTTCCCGACTGTATGTTCCTCATCACTGACCCTATGCCATCTACAACACCGCCCGGTCCAAATATGCTGTTTGTTCCTCCGCCCAACACTGATAACGGAGATGGTTCGTTGTCGTAATGCACTGTGGCAAATCCTGCAGGATGGTTCCTGTTGATTATCCCCGCCTTGTATATCACAGTCTCATACATCACTTGCATGGTGTTAGACATGATCCCTGCACCATCGGCCGCGTCCAGGTTGTCGTGTGCGAAAGAGGCAATCACAGGATTGACCAATGTCATAGACGTGAATCTCTTCTTGTGTAGCACGAATATCTCTATCCCTTTCAAGAAAGGTTTGTTACGCTTTGCCGGAGTGTCCATTCCAAATTTGTTCATCCTGTTGCCATCACCCATGGTGTCAATCGAATCATATAAACTGTCTTTGGTTGTTGATATCTGTAAATCCGAGTTCATCGAGACCGAGTCCGCTATGTGGTACTCGTAGTATTTCTTCCAGAATGCGTTGACAGTGTCGGCATGGTCATCGTGGAATGTTATGTTCACTGGATCATACTGTATACGTGTGGCCGCATACATCTTCTTGTTGTACTGTATCTTCTCTTCCATGTTCATGCCGTACTTGGGCAGGTCACACGCCTTGACCAACATGTTGAGTTCGTATTTCTCTGAGGCGTTGAAATTGTCTACAAACATGGTCTCGTCTGTGTTGAAAACCACATGGAACAGGAATTTCTGTTTCGGCATCAACTTGTGATTGTCGTCTACGTACAATCGAGATGCATGCCGGTAGTCCTTCATCCCTGGAAGACCATCTTGGAAACCTTTTAAGAAATTGTTAATGCTTGGCATACTGTTATTTATAGTCACAAAAAAAGCGCCTATAAAGACGCTTTCAGTGTATTAAATGCTAAGTCTAATTTTGTTTATTACTGTCCACCACCTGTTGAAAGTGTACCGATCGTTCTAGCTACTGCTGTTCCGATTCCTGTACCCTGTGGTGTCTGTATCGCATTGTCGTATCTCATAGACAGTGTGATAGTCACTGGTTCTGACGTTGTGTATGCCAGTGTGTTGTAGTTAACGTTCTCAATATAAGCACCGTAAAGTTCCCATGTCTCTAGAACGTTTGGAGTACTTGATCCGTTACCACCGTCTAGCATTTCAATTCTACCTGTGAATTTGTAATCAATACCTGATGCCGCACTTGACTGTTCGAAGAAATCAAACTGTTTCTGTATCTGTTCACCAACCAGTTTGCTTACTGAGTTGTTGACATCATCTCTTAAATTGATTGTGATAGGTTCCCAAGTGTGTTTACCTGCCATGTATACTTTTGAGTTGTACACATCTAGTGTCACTGTGTCAAAAGTCAAGCTGGGTCTTGTCACGTCCATTACTTGTTTTGTTAGTTCTGATCTTGGTGTTGATACTCCAAAATTTTCCAGGATCAATCTGAAACGATACTGGAGTTTTGGCATCAACAGACCTTGTGATGCTGAACTTTGATCGTTGCTTAAAGGTACTGTAAATTTTGATAATGTTGATATTGCCATTTGTTTCTCCTATTTATCGAAAATTAGCTTCCTAATTTTGCAATTTCTCCTGTGTTTTTAATTCTCAACGGTATGTAAATAAATTCAACTGATTTAATTGGTTCAATTGCTATATCTACGTACAGTTCATTTCTATCTATTCTAGTAGATGTGTTGTTTGTGTCATCACAAACTACTAAGAAGTCAAACAATGCTCTCTGTCCAACCAGTTCCAACAAGAATGATTCGACCGCACCTTTGATCTCGTTCCTTGTCAGTTCATCATTTGGTTCAAAGATAAATGGTTTAGCAATAGCATCTAGTTGTGTTCTTAGATACACTGCCAATCTTGAAACGTTGATCCTATCCAACGCTGAACTTGCCGATGTTTTCGTCAAGTTACCAAAGTTGACTATGCCTGCTCCTGCAAAGAAAGTGATAGGGTTAACCTTGACTTCGTGCATTGAATCTCTCACTGACTCCGTCACAGATATTGTTTCAAACTCTCCAGACGCTGAGTCGATGTAACCAACTGACGTAACATTGTCAACAACACCTCTTCTTGTTCCTGCTGGTGCGAACCATGGGAAAGCTATGTTATCGTTGTTTGCTAAAGTTCTCATCATCATGTGTGATGCTGGAACTACAATTGATTTACCTGTGTTGTCTGTTGTAAATCCTGATGGATAAAACACACCCAAGTAATCATTTGCACTTATTAAACCGTCTTCACCGTTGTCTAGTGCCCCTGCCGTGTTGTTGGCCCAGTTTTGGATTGCTGTTGATGTGCCCTCTAATCTCAAAGGTGTATCTCCAACTATAAACGCTGTGTTGTTCCTGTCTGTGTTTAAGTTGATCATGTTTGAGATCAGTTCAGGGTAACCAGGTACAGCAAGTACATTGAAGCCTCTTTGGTCTTCTCTGATTGCTTGGTTGGTGTCGATCTCTGATTTCAGTTGCTCAACAATGACTTTTCTCTGTGCTTTCCTTCCGAAAGATCCAGAACCGTCTGCGTTGTTGCTTGACTTAAGAACCCATCTGTCTGGGTAGTAAGTTGCAACAGATTCATTGTTTGTTCTGATGTTACCCAACCCTGCTGATCCACTTCCTGGATACTTCGTGGTTGTGATGTAACTGTTTTTGTATTCTTTAACATTGTAGCCTGAACGTCTAGTGTTCCAAAGCAATATACCTTGTGGGAATAAAGTTGGATCTGGCGCATCCGGGTCTAGGAAACCATCACTCAACAAGTTCTTGATTGTTGAAGGTACTCCTGCCGCTGTTGATGTTCCTGCCACTTTGTCAGTTGTTGTGTGGAATCTTGCATCTGCAAAAAGTATACCGTCTTCTGTTGTTTGGTCAGCTTTGTCAACTAGCACCCATGCCGCACCAGTTGTTGTAACTGCTACTTGGTTGGCTGTGTTGGTTGAACTGATCGAAGCCGCTGTGTTGTATTTGTAAAGTTTTGGATAGTTTTCCAAGTCACTAGTGTCAATCCATAAGTCGTTCGTCACAAGTGCAGTACCATCTGATTGTAAAGTTGGTGCTGTTGCACTAAACTGTGGACCATTTGGATCTGTAGTTGAGTATGCTGTCGCATATCCAACAAAAGTTGTTCCGTTGTGTGCCATGATATCAGCTGATAAGCTAGTGTCATACCATAGTGTTCCATCTACTGGTTCGTTACTTGGTGCATTCAGTGAAGCTGTGTAACTTAATCTCTTCCAGTTTGAAATTAACAGTGCGTTGTTGGCTGTTGAGTCAAGCGACTCCCCAGTAGGAACTGTGTACAAGTTGTTAAGCAGTGTTGAACTGTTTGCTGTGAATGTTCCGTAAACATGTGCTGTCGTTGTACTGAAACCAGCATCTGCCAATGGAGTACCGCTCTCGCCATCTGACAATCTGATGTCACCGCCCAGTACGTGTGTAAGCACGATCTCACCAGTTATTAATTTACTAGCTCTGACATTTATTAGTTCAGTAGTTGATGTAGATAATGCAGAAGCGTTAACTTTAGCGTTAACTGCCGCAACAAAATCATCAGCACCTGTTCCAGCCAGTGTAATTGTTACTGCTGTACTAAAACCATCTAGATTTTTTCTTGTCTCTTTGATTGTGAAAGTTTCTGAACTTGTGAAACTTGGAGAAGTCAATAAACTTGTCACTGTTGTTGCACCACCTTCATATCTGAATAGCTGGAAGTCTCCAAGATTTGGAGTAGTGTCCAGTGCATCAGCCGCTGTTATGCTTTGTTCAGTGATGTTGAATTGTGTGTATAGTGTTCCTGTTGGTAATGCTGTTCCACCTGTTGAAGGATCTATGTTAAAGATCGCTGTGCTGTGGTCATCATGTAATGGAGCCGCTACTGCTGAGAAACTTGCACTAGATGAAGCATAAAGTTTTGCAACAATATTAGCACCTGCATTAGCCGATGTAGTCTTGAACCAAACTGAACCATTTGGTCTGTCTTCGTCTGCAGTTTTCCAAGTGGGTCTGTTAGTGTGTTTGGCCTGTAGTAATTGAACACCATTTTTAACACCTGCTGTGATGCCAAGGTCTTCCAACATACCTGTACCTTCGTCAAATCTGATTGTCCCAGTTCCTCCTGCTGAGTCACCTAGTGCTAGACCGTTGTGGAATATATCTAGGTTACCTGTTACTGAGTTAATAGAAGCTGTAACGTTGGTCACGCTAGAACCGATCGCTGATGCAACCGCAGTTAAAGTTGTTCCTGATACAGTGACCGTTACACCGTTCATGATCATGCTCTCACCGTTAACAACTGCTGTTCCTGATGCAACTGATATCGTTGGTAAAGATGTATGCCATGCACTTGATCCAATCTGTACCCAAGTGTTACTTGATGTCTTCTTGAAGATCTTGTTTGAAACGTGTGTTGTGTTGATTGCGTATGATCCAGTTTGTCCAATAGAAGTCAGTGGTGCACCAGTAGAAACACCGCCAACTAATTCACCAACTAGTGTGATTAGTATTGGAGTAATTGTTGTGAACGCTTGATCTGTTTGTGACCATTCAAATAAACCATAGCTAGTTGATGCAAGGTCAAACCAGTATGTTCCGTCTGTTGGGTCTGCTGTAGGAGCCGTTGCACTGCCTAGTAATTCGCCAGTGTCAATGTTTGCTCTTAAAACGTAAGCTCTGTTGGCCACACCCAAGAATGAGTAAGCCGCTTGTAGACCGTATTCATTCAATTCATAACCGTGTAATGAATTTCCTGATGCGTCTTTGTAGAAAGTCGGATCTCCGAAAGTCTCTGTTAATTCTCTTTGTGATGAGACCAAGTAAGCAGTGTTGGCGCTGGCAACTGTTGTTCCAGTCGCTGTTCCATCTCCCGCTCCGTTTGTCTTATCCTGTCCTGATGCTACTATGAATAGTGGTGTTGTACCCGCATCTGATGGTACATAAAAGCTCTCGTTTATTACTGAAACTTCTACTCCTGGTGATGTTAAAGCCA